ATCTTGTTCTGAAGCTCCATGCCCTGCCGTTGCAGCAATGACTCCGCAGTCTGCATCTGCAACTGCTCCATCATTCGCTTCTGCGTCTGTGCGCGGTCGTACAGCGATGCGCCTAGTTGAAATGCTTGAAGAGTTTCGTCGGCCATAAATTTTAACCCCAGTTAGAAGGATCGGTTGGTCCGCCAATGTTTGTTCTCGGGAAAGAGTAAAGCTCAGGATCGTTCTGCGGATTGTATGAGCCGGAAGAATATCCTCCCGGCATCTGCTGCATCATTCCACGCTGAGTGTAAGCACCGCCAGCGAATCCACCGGCAGAAGAAAGCGCACCTCCGATTGCAGCCATCGTAGGATCAGGCATTGCAGCCACCTGAGCGGCTTGCAAGTCGCGGTTGTACTGCTGCTGATTTTGCTGCGACAGAGCGTTGATTCGCTGAGATGGCGTGATAAACATACTACTAATTGAGAACGGCTGTGCCATGCCAAACGTCCGCTGCTGCTGAATAAAGTTCTGCGCTTGAGCAAGACCTTGATTCTGAAGCTGCATCGATGTAATGCCCAAATCGCGAGCAGTCAGAGAACGACCGAATCCAGATCCTGCTCCGAATCCTCCAGACAAAGCGCGTCCAGCGGTCGAACGCTGAACCTGAGCGGAAACCTCGGGCGAGATTTCACCTCGCAATGCTGCGCCAATGTTTGCTCCAGCCTGAGAAACAAGCTGGTCATAGCCGGGAATTGCGCGACGAAGCTGCGACTCAAGCTGAGACTGCTCGGCGGCGGTCGTCTTCTGCGCCAGCTCGGTGGCAGGTTGTAGCGCAGCGATGTTCTGCTGAATCGCTTGCTTTTGCTCGGCCTCGAAATTGATTGGCTTGAACGCAGGAACCTTCGGCTTACTTCCTTTGCTTAGGAGTCCGCCAATAAGGCTTGAAGCCCCCATAATTGCCGCACCACCTAGAATAGCTCCCATAAATTAAAAAACCTCCTTCACAAGACGATTGCCATTCTCAATCGAGAACACCTTTTCAGGTTCGTGACGCTGGATGTTCATGGTTACCAAACGCGCAGCCTTCTCTTCTGGGAATGCTCGCTCGTTCTGGAAGCAATGAACCCACACACGACGCAAAGTATCCAACTTAAAAAGTTCTCCTTCTTCGATGGTCATTACGCCATGAAGCGATGCCCATGCATCAGCGTATTCGCGTAACGCCTGAACCGAAGGCAAGTGAACCTCGTATCCGAATCGCTCGGTGCATTCCTTGGCCGACGCTTCCGCGTCCTTCTTGACGTACACCTTCACGGAGTCTTCAGCGACAGCCTTTGGCAAATATCCGTAGGTAGAGCAGTCAGCGACGTACTTGTACCGCGTCCGATACTCCTCAATCGACTGCTTCCAGTTCGGATCAGTCGCACCCTGCTCATGCAGGCCAATGCAGTCAGCTTCCAACGAGAAAAGGACCGACATGAATGCCGATCCGAATCGTGGAAGACCGCAGATTTGGAAGAGTTTACCTTTCATTTTTTACGCACAAAGAAGTCCAAGCAGCAGTCCGCGCTAAGATGAAGATGGCCGCTTCAGAACCGGGAATCATTCCTAGTTCGTTGCAAATTACTGCGGTGTAAAGAGCCGCATTCGGGTAAACATCCTTTCCAGCTTCCTTCATCCATCCATGAAGCTGATTGATGCGACGATTCGCATTCGGGAAATCCGTCTCGATAACCTCGCGCACATGACTCCATGCCGGATCGATTCGATCCTTGAAGAACGAATTGCCGAAGCCGGGAATCTTCATGCCAGCCTCGATGGCCGACTTCAACGCTCGCTCGTCAAACTTCTCGTAAACGAATCGAGCAGGACCAATCGGACCGTGAGCGTCACCAAGCGTCAGGATAGCAGAGGCGATTCCGTTCGTAAGCTGCGCGCTTCCAAAGAAAGCGTTCACCGCAGCACCGGAACTCGCGTTATGATTGTTCCGCGCCGCCATGTCATGCGCGTCCATGACAGCTTGGAGCAGCCGGAGTTTTTCCGGCGTTGCATCTTCCAGAGCGAAATCAATGTTGATGTTCAGAACCATTGCGAGAATCCACCGCCATTTAATCCTACACCGACCATGCGTATCGTCGAAACAGCGTCACCTAGATACTGCATCGTCTGCTCCTGAACAGCTTGAACCGCTTTGGCTTCGTAGGCCACTGCTTCCTGAATCAAATCGTTCTCTTCCTTGCGAATTGCCATGACCATCAGCTTGATGGCATCGGCGCACGGAGGGATAAGGTAGTCATTTACGCTCGTCGCGTTGATATGGCGCATCTTCGCCATCACCGTCACGGGCTTGTCAGCCTCGTCGCTACATCGATCAGCGAGGTAACTGCGACGATACTGCGGCAAAGTTTCATCTGGGTCGTAAACTGCCAGATCCGATTCCAGAGCAGTCGTCGCATCAAACTCGTACAACCGGCTGACCGTGTTTGTAGCCTCGCGGATGACTCCGGTCAGTTCGGTGAATTTCTTGGTCGATTGAACGTACGGCAAGGCGAGCGTCAGCTTTTCTCCGTCAATCCACGCGCCACCCGACTGCGTTCGAATCCACTGTCCGTTCTGATCGACTCCTTGCAGCGTGATGGTCTTGCCGACATCCGAAGCGTCGCCAGGGTAGACTCGAAGATAGCTGTTAAGACCACCAGACATGTCGCGGTAAGAAACCACAGTACCACGATCAATAAGCTGCTTTCCAACGCACACTTGATTGCCGTTGAGAAGTCCATATCCGGTTTCCTGAAATTCGAACCATTGGTTGCGAACCGTTCCGACTCCGCAGCAATCGGCTACAGCCTCGATGGTTTCGATCTGACGCGGCCAAGTGATGCAGCCGCCTACCGTGTGAATTGTGAAGCGTCCGTACGCACCCGCCCACAACCCTTTATGTAGAAGCCTTCGACACGCCTGATTGATGTAATCATAAACGCGCACATCATCGACACATGTGCCGATGACCCGAGCGATTGTGGAGCGAATGTCCTGAACGATTAGCTTCATTTGGTGTAGTAGACTCGGGCAGTTCGCTTGATGAAGTAAACACCGTAGAACGGCGGCAGATTGTTGTGGCCGACAGCGTTCTGGCTATCGTTGCCAGTCTTATCGGAGGTTGTGGTTCCGATATCTCCGGTCGTAATGCTCGGGCCAGCACCGCCGCCACCGCTTCCGGCAGCACCTTGGAGGATTTGCGTCGGGTACGATCCGAGTCCACTCCATGACTTGTTGACGAGGTAGTAATCGTCGTTTGCAGGCGCAATCAGTTGAGCGACACCGTGAGTATGCTCGTTGAACGCGGTTTCAGGGACGGTCAGTGTATGCTTATCCTCACCGACAACAGCAGTTGATGTGGTCGTCCCGGTGACAGCCACAGCTCCACTTCCGGCGAAAGTACCGACGCCAACTGGGAATCGAGCGTCAAACAACGTGTCAATCATCCACATTGGACCAGTGACGTTTGTGGCCGTTGCCGTACCGTCGCCGCCATCGTACGAAAGAAGATCAGTCGGGCTTCCGACAAAAATACGACGATCCAAACCGTTTGCAGCAGCGGGATTTTTCCTAGCCCATCGGCCCTGAGTATAAACCCACCAGTTTCCGTCTTCATCCAGCCACGGATAAACCTGATTGTTCAGCGCAGGAGTCGTTGGGCCAAAGTTGAAGAACGAGTTTCCAATCGCGCTGTTGAACGTCGCTTGAGTGCCTCCAATGATGTCGTTGGCCAACTGCTGATAGTTGGACGGACAATATCCAACCGGAAGGCTTGGGGCTGTAAGCGTGATGAGCGTTAGATTTGGCATACTATTCCGATGTGTAGAAGAGTGGGTTTATGTCGCAGGCTTCAAGAACCTTGCATCCTTGGAAAGTCCGGCACTCGCCGACCGCAGATTCCTGAACGTCGTAAGCGTGAACTCGAATACTCTTGATGCGGCAATATCCGGTAATGGTCAGACTCATCTGCACTTCGTACAGGTTCCGAGTCGGAGTGCTGATCGTGGAATTACATGGGATATCCGCAGGTGTCGGCAACCGCATCTTTGGCCGATATTGCGGCTGAAAGTTGGTAAGCGGACACAATCCGGTTACGCACTGATCAACAATCGCGCACTCGGACCAATCCGCCCATTCGAGCCAGCCGGGATATTGGTCTGGCCGGTACTCGACATTGAACGAGACATTTCCATCAAGCGAATCGATGAAGATGTCGCCCGAATCAAGTCGCTTCAATCCGAACGGAAGCTCGAAGTTGTACGCGCGAGTCTGAACCAGCCACCTAATCTCCTTCTTAGGATCGGACAGATTTGAATCAAACTTGTTGGACTTGGTGATTTCCCAAATTTGAATCGTATTGTCCGACCCGCGAGCGATTGAGAAGCATCTGTCGCCGTAAGCGTTCTCGGTCTTAACGAGCTGCAACACGTTGAGTCCGGTCCAGATTCCAGCCCAAGCGGGAGGAAACTTCTTACGCATCGATGTGACAAGCTCCATATCCAAAACGGATATGGCCTTGTGAATCACACCTTCTGAATTGAATCGAGGCTGAGAAGTCATCAGCACCCGATTGTCAAAGACGACCGCAGAGCTGGCCCACAAAAGATTCGTCTGATCGTTCTCAACAATCGGCGTCATCTCCGCGCTGATTGGGGTATTTCCCCAGTCATTGAACGAGCGACGAGCGATGATGAACGAGCGGATGCCATCGACCGAGCGGTAGAACACATCGCCATTGACGGTGATGGCCGACCGTGCGCCAAGCGCGCCGCTGGTTAGCAAGCTGATAGCCTGAATCGGATAGTTCAGGTTCTTCCAGACATCGCGGTCTACAGGTGCTTGGACGCTGAAGACATATCGAGGCGTGAAAATGAGAAGCGGTCCTTGGCCAAGCGACGTATCTGGATCGCCGGGGACGGCCATCGCTGTGATGCCTCCTGAATCCGACGGAACCGAAAAGTCTCCGCCTTCATTAAGGAAGGTGTTCTCGGTTTCTTTGAGAACACTGGCTCGCGTTCCGTCTCCATAAACGATGTCCGTGGCGCGGAAAGAAAACCCATCAGGAAGCGCGTACCAGATGCGGCCATTGACGTAGGCCATTACCCTGCCGCACTTGATTTCGTCATCAGTAGCACGGCGCAGATTCGTTCCGTTGAAGATCAGCGGCTTGCTGAATCCGTCCTGAATGACGACAAAGTTCTCAGCCTGAACCATCCAGCCATCGAGCAGGTTGGAAGGATTCTCAAGGCTCGGAGAAACTGTCAGGTTCTGAGCGTTGTTTTGCTCGGTATCGTACAACCAGACGTTTCCGCTGATCAGCATCAGTATGAACGTCCGACCATTGTCAGCGATGTATGGAAGCGCGCACTGGAACGTGCCGGTCAGACTCTGAGGACCGTAACAATTTTCCGACCATCCATCAGCCGTCACATTAGTCTGATCGGCGGTAATCTCGGCGTTGTCTGCGGTAATCGTCGTGCAGAGATTGTAATCCTTCTGAACGAAGCCAGGACGAGGTGAGACAAAGCTCTGTCGGAAGCTGGCATTTACCGCGAACGCCACCTGATTTTTGTCCACCTCAGACGGCATCACGCCAGCGTCAATGCCACCTTCAAAGGTGACAGACCCGTCAGTGTACCTTCGTGGTGCGCGTTCGCTCATGGTTTAAGCCTGAATCCGCTGGATGGAGAACGATGCCCCTTCTCGAACGTAATAACCGTTCAACGATCCGGTTGTTACCAAAATCTCGTAATAATCGCCAGCAGACGCCTGATCGATGTACTGAATAAAAAACGGACCAGAAATGCTTGTAGAGTTTGTTGATTGGGAATTTGTAGGACCAATGTCCGTAACTCCATTCTTTCTGATTCTAAAAGAAACCGAAGACGCGGTTCCAGTGTATGCACTCAACATCAGCGCAACATCAATCCTGTAATACCCAGAAAGTGCCGCTGTAAACCGTCCAGTCGATGCGGTAAATCCAGATGCAGTATCAATACCATTCCAAGATCCAGACGGAAAATCGGTCAAACTAAACGGATTCTTAGTCAGACTTGCGCCGATGTCAGGTGCGCCAGAACCGGGTGTTCCGGTAACCCTCCGCGTAAACGTGACGTAACTAAACGTCGAAGCAGGAGCTGTCGCCGCGATAGTAATCGTTCCAGCACCGGGAGTAATCGTGACGTTCGATCCTGCGGTGAGGCTTGCCAGCGTGAATCCAGAACCATTGCCAATCAGAAGTTGGCCATTGGTTGGTGTGGAAGACAGATTCGTTCCGCCTTTTGCAACCGGAAGAACTCCGCTGATGTCGCCTACAGGAACAGTAGCAACAGTCGAAACAGCACCAAATCCACCAGATCCTTGAGTCTTAAGATAACCAGCAGATAGGGAATCAAGAGCCGTGGCACTCGGAATCGAGGCGTCAGGAGTACGGACGATATAAGTTCCAGCCGACGACGCGCCACCGGCAGCACCTGCCGGACCTTGCGGACCAACCGCTCCAGCGAGCGTAACGAGCGAGCCTGATGGGATGAGCGTAGTCGGAACAGCATTCGGGATGCTCAAAACTCCAGCAGCCGGATTTTGAAGAGTCAGCAACAAGCCATCGACCGACGTAACCTGCATGTACCCAAGACCCTGAACCGATACGAAGAACTGTCCGGCAACCGATTCTGGAAGAAACTCGGTGTTATCGACCGCAACCACGACGGACGCTCCGAGAGCGGGAACAAAAAACGAGGCTGTCGTGTAGGTGAACGAATCGATTCCGTTCGTGCCATTCGTACCGTTGGCTCCCGCAGCCCCCTGAGGGCCGGGGATATTCACGACTACCGGCTCGGAGTCGCAAGGCTGGCAGCAGCCGGATGAAGAAACAAGTTGCGACGGCATAATTTTCCTTTCGCAGAACGTCAAGTCCAGCGAGAACTATTGCAAGGCCAAACTATGGCAGAGCAAGCGTCTGAGCATCCACTTATTCAGCACAAGTATGGAATTCGTTCACCGGTCAAGATTCCTGACCTAGAACTTGAACTTTACGCATTCCGAAACCGACTCCAGCCAAACGAGGGTGGATTGGGTACTTTCGAACATTTTCGGAATGCGACGAAAATGCTATGGCCGAAGCTCAGTTGGAATCCGTGGTTGGAAGCTCAAGTCGAAAGCCTCTGCGAGCATGATTACGTTGGATGGGCGGGATGCGGTGCGAGCGGAAAGACCTTTGGCGCAACGCTTTTCGCGACAGTCTGGTGGCTGGCCAACCCTTCCAAGACGACCGTCGTTCTGACATCGACGACCGCGAAGATGATCCGAAAGCGTATGTGGGCCAATCTTCAGGATCTTGTTCGGAAATCGCGCGGATTCCCCGGTAACATGGTCGATTCGAAGATGGCACTGCAGGCCATTAAAGGTGACGACCGGCATTCGATTTCAGCTATTGCCGTCGCAGAGGGCAACACCTCGAAGGCGGTGGCCAACATTCAGGGTATTCACGCCGAGCGAGTGATGGTCATCATCGACGAGGCGACGGATACGCCCGAAGCAGCGTTTGAGGCTTGCACAAACCTTTCCAAGGGTTGCCGCGAGTTCAAGATGCTGGTCATCGGGAATCCGGCGTCAAAATACGATCCGCACGGTCGATTCTGCACCCCTGCAAAAGGATGGCGCAGCGTCACGATTGAAGACCAGCAATGGCTAACGGAACGCGGCATGTGCCAGCGGTTCGATGGCATGAAAAGTCCGAACATAAGCGAAGGGCGGACAAAATACCCATACCTGATTACCCATGATCAGGTCTTGTCGGCAATGCGCCATGAGGGCGAGCAGAGTCCTACGTTCTGGAAGTACACGCGCGGATTCTGGAGTCCAGACGGCATGGTCAAGACGGTGCTGTCCGAATCGCTTATCGAGACGCACACACCTACAAGAAAGTTGGTGTTTACTACAAATATTCAGTCGGTAGCCGGTCTTGACCCAGGCTTTGGCGGCGACAGATGCGTTCTTCGCTTTGCCAAGGTTGGCACCGCTAACGATAAAATTAGCATACTTTTTGGCGATGTGGTTCAGATATCTCCAAATGCACAGCTAACTGAACCTGTTCACTACCAGATAGCCAATCGCGTCAAAGAGGAGTGCAGCAAACGGGGCGTGTCGCCCGACAAGTTCGCTCTCGATTCAAGCGGTGAGGGTGGCGGTCTTGCGGACATTCTGACTCGCGAATGGGGTATCGTTCATCGCGTTGAGTTCGGCGGCTCTCCATCGGCCATTCCGGTCAGCGACGAAGACAGTCGGCCATGCAATGAGGCTTACGACCGCAAAGTGACGGAACTTTGGTTCTCGATGCGTAAATGGGTTGTCGAGGAGCGTGTTGGCGGAATGGACATTGAAACGCTGCAAGAGTTCTGCGCGCGCATGTTCGACGATTCCAAGCGGAAGATATCCGTCGAATCGAAGACTGTGATGAAGCAGCGAACAGGTAAATCGCCTGACTTGGCCGACGCAGCTACAGTCTTGCTTGATCTAGTCCGCAAAACTGCTGTCCTCGAACCGCGAGCAACCAAGATGGACAAAGTCTGGGAAAAGCTCGTTCGGGACGCCGATTCAATCTATCACGACGAATCAATCGAAGAATGAGCAAAGCTACCGGATATAAGGTTCTCAACGAACACATGGTCATCCCCGGCGGATGGCATTACCGAGTTCCTGAGACTGGCATTGAAATCATGGGCGGATCATGGCCGCAGCTCCATGAGTTCATCCGCAATCATTACACGGCGAACGCGATTCCAATTCCAAGCAACCTCGACACTTTAATCACCGAATATGCGTGTCGTAACGGTGCCGACTGCGCTTACAACGAGGTTGAGCTTCCGAAACCCGAAGGTCGAAAGTCACTCCAGATCGGAGATGTCATCCGATTCAGCATGAGTTTGCTTCATGGCCTGACTGTTGGCGGTGGAAAAGTCGATCAGGCGGAGGCAAATCGACGCGCCAGCATCTGCTCAGGCTGTCGCTTCAATCGCAAGCCACTTGGATGCACTGGATGCAACGCTCGCGTCCTCAAGGAGGCTGTAAAAACCTTCTCGCAGCACGGCAATACGCCGTATGACGAGCAAGTTCAGAGCTGTGAATTTTGTGGTTGCTTTATCAGAAGCATGGTGTGGTTTCCCATTGAAACACTCCATAAATTTACCGACGCTACAGAGAACGAAAACCTTCCGGCCCACTGCTGGAAAAAACGACCATGTACGGAAACCTAGTCCAACTCCCGCTGGAAACCATCAACGAAGATGGCAAAGCACCTGAGACGCGCATTGCCGACGCAGCATCTGCTCGCGAAATCTTCCAGAAGCTGATCATGGCAGATCAGTTGCGGAACGTGACGCGCGCCAAGTTGCGCGGTCTGGTTGATGGCAATCCTCCGTACAATCCCGCCGAACTTCGTCGAAACAATCAGGCGTTCCGTACCAACGTCAATTTTCGCGAGTCGGAAGCGTTCCTCACGTTGGCCATGTCTGCCTTCTACGATGTGTTCGCCGAGGTTCCGACCTACGCCAACATTCGCACCGCCTACGGCAACGACATGGATAAGCGGGAGGAGTGGTCGAAGATCATCACCGAAGAATTTGACCGCCTCCAGAAGCTCGATAAGGACTTCGACTACATCATGCAGCTCTCGCAGCGCGAGATGGTTCTCATTGGCGATGGTCCGCTAATCTTCGAAGACGGCTCCAACTGGCGATGCAAAGCCATCATGGCGACGGATCTTCTCGTCCCCGATGGAACCAAGTCCAATGTCAGCGATTGGAAGGTGGCCTGCGTCCGCACTCGCATGGGCGTTGACGATCTTTTCGAAAAGATTCAGGACGAGGAGGCTGCGACTGCTGCCGGTTGGAACGTGGACTACGTTCGCCAACGCATCCGCGCCGCTATGCCCGAACCGTACCGCTCTGGTGTTCAGTACGATTGGGAGTTCTTCCAACGTCAGCTCCGCTCAAACGACATCACCTTCAGCGCACGATCCGAGGTCGTGCTGATGTCGCACATCTTCTACAAGGAGTTCGATGGACAGATCAGCCATGCCATCATCGATGAGCGTGACAGCCAGGACTTCATGTACCGCAAGCTGCGCCGGTACAAGCGGTGGGAACAGGTCATCCATCCGATGTACTACGACCGTGGCGATGGCGAGCATCACGGTGTAAAGGGTCTTGGCATCAAGATGCTTCAGGCGATGGAGCTGAAGAATCGCCTCCGCTGCTCGATGGTGGACAGCGCATTCGCTCGCACCCAGATTCTCTTCCGCCCTCTCAACCCGAACGCTCTCAGCAAGACCAGCGTCGTTCAGCAAGGACCGTATGCCATTCTCCCGCCCGACTACGAAGTCATTCAGCAAAACATTGCTGGCGTTCTGGACGCTCCTATGGCGGTCAACGCGGACCTTGAGAATGTTCTTCAAGGCAACCTCTCTCAGTATCGCCAATCGCTCAACAAGCCGTCTGGCAACCCACGCACTGCCACCGAAGTCCAAGCCATCGTGGCACAGCAGTCAGCAATCGGTAAGACGCAGTTGAGTCGGTATTACAACCAGTTGGATTCTTTCTTCGAGGAACGGTATAACCGCGCCTCAAATCCGAACCTGAATCCGATTACCAAGTCGGACAAGGATGCCATCGAATTCCAGCGTCGATGCAAGGAACGCGGCGTTCCGGTTCAGGCGATGATTGACATCGATTACGTCGAGGCGACTCGTACGGTCGGCCAAGGTTCTCAATTCGCGAAACAGCAGCTTCTTGGTACTTTGCTCGGTCTTGCCGGTTCTCTTCCCGAAGGCGGAAAAGTCAACCTGCTCAAGGACTACATCGCCGCTCAGGTTGGCCAACAAATGGTGGATCGTTATCTGCCTACTCAGATGCAGTCTGCTCGCGTTCAAGATCAGGCTGCTCTTGCCGTGCTGGAGCATTCGTCCTTGCGCCAAGGCAACATGGCAATCGTCACCGATACGCAGAACCACATCGTTCACATCGACACGCATCTGGCCGCTGCGAACGAAGCTGCTGCGTCGCTTCAGCAGGGTGGCAATCCGCAGGAGATTGTCCTCTTCCTTCAAGGCATCGGTCAGCACGTTCAGCAGCACTTGCAGCGTCTTTCAACCGATCCTTCGCGTCGCCAGCAGGTCGATGCATACGCGCAGCAGCTCCAGATGCTCAGTCAGACCATCGAGCAGCTTGGACAACTGCTTCAGGAGCAGCAGCAGGCTCAGATGCAGATGCAGCAAGCTCAGGCGATTCAGCAGGGTGTCGATCCGAAGACCGCCGTTCTCAACGCTGAAGTTCAATCGAAAATCGCTCGCCAGAACGCCGAGACTATGGCCAACATTCAGCGTCAGAACACGAAGGCGATGGCTGATCTGTCACGCCGGAATGCCAAGACAACCGCTGATATTCAGCGAGCGAATGCAACTGCCGAGTCTAACTTGGCGCGTCAGGGATGAAAAACATACACTTCGTTCACGGTCTTCACGACGACGGATTCAACATCTGTGAACGCATCGCAATCGCTTCAGCATGGATGAACAATCCTGACTGGAGCGTTTTCTTGTGGAGTCCAAAGGAGCCGACAGGTGAGCAGTGGGAAAAGCTGAAGGCAAAGGTTCCGGTTCGCGTAATGCCAATCGGAAATCCGTCCACTTGGAATGGCAATCATGTCCCGAAGCATCAGCATCGCGCCGACCTGATTCGTCATACAATTTTGTACGCAATGGGCGGCGTCTACGCTGACACGGACACCATCACGGTTGCTCCGTTTCCAAAAGATTGGCTCAACCACGACACCGTAATCGGTCGTGAATTCTGCGGGGACGAGCCGACGATTGGCCTTTGCAACGCAATCATGTTCTCGCAGATGCACAGCCAGTTCCAATGGAAGTGGCTTCAGAAATGGCAGGAGTTTGACGGTAGTGGCTGGAACGAGATTTCTGTCCAGTACCCGTGGAAGCTGCACAAGGAGAATCCGGGGTTAGCCAAGGCTGTTGATTTTGAAATGCTCGGCTTCATGCATTGCGGCTCCCATAGGTATTGGGATGGAATCCACTCTTTGGATGGCTGTTCCATTGCCCACCTATGGCGCACCTACCACAACGCAAAAATGCGTTCACTCACCGAAGAGGAGATTCTAAAGCGCGAAAACACTTACTGTCTGCATGCTTCAAAATATCTTTGATCGAATCTACCTGACAGACGAGTGGAATGGAGGATCTGGCCCAGGTTCTCAGCCGCAAAACACCGCAAAATACGTCAAGTTCCTCAACTCGTTCATCCGAGAAAACAAGATCAAGTCGATCTTGGATGTTGGGTGTGGCGACTGGCAGTTGATGTCGATGATTGATCTGTCTGGGGTTCGCTACAAAGGCATCGATGTCAGTCCGGTTGCAACGGCATTCGCGAAGTCAAAAGCTCCGATTGGAACCGACATCAGCACCAGCAGTATTGAAGACATTCACGAATCGTTCGACCTAGTTCACATCAAGGATGTTTTGCAGCATCTTGAGTTTTCAGAGTGCCGAAGGATTCTCGAAATCATCTCCAATCGGCACAAATCGGCACTTGTTGTAAACGAACACCATAGTGCATCGAACGACATTCAAAACGGTCAGTTCAGGCCGTTGAACATCACCGCAGAGCCTTTGAGTTGGCCACGGTCCACGGTCATCAAGGTGTTCACGAATCCTCTTTTCAGAAAGTCAGTCACCTATATCCACCCAAAATGAGCAGCCAATACGATGCGCTTAGAAATTTTGTCGCCGATCAATTCCCGAAGATGGGCGGTTGGTGCGACGTTGAAAAAGGATTTCAAATCGGAAAGCTGGTTCTTGACTCAAAACCTCAGCGCATCGCTGAAGTTGGTGTTTTCGAGGGCAAGTCAACGCTCGCACTCGCCCAAGCCTGCAAGCTGAACGGAAGCGGAACCGTCTACGCTATTGATTCTTGGAAGAAAGAGGACTGCATCGACGACGAGAACAGTGGCAATCAAGAGTGGTGGGCAACTCTCGATTTAGACGGTCATTACGAAGCATTCGTAGGCCATACTGTTCGAGCAGGCGTTGTTCGTCATATCCAGTATTGCCGCATGTCCTCATGGGATGCGTCGCGATTCCTGCCGGACATGGACATGGTTCACATCGATGCCAATCACGCCGAATGGCCGTCTACGAGCGATGTCGTCAACTGGCTTCCAAAGCTCAAGGTTGGCGGTTACATCGTGATGGACGATGTGAATTGGGAATCGACCCAGACCGCGATTCGATTTGTTGAAAAATATTGTACCCTGATTCAGCGGTACGATCTGAAAGAAAGTGTGTTCTCAATCTACCAAAAGACTAAAAAATGATTCCAATTGTCATCACCCAGCGCGGCTCTAAACGCATCGATTTTGTAAAAGAAAGCCTCAAAAAAGCTGGAATTGAAAAGTTCAAGTTCTTCCACGGTCTGAACGGCGCAAAGTCCGGCCTGAAAGCGACGATTCCGTACACCGAAGATGATCCGATAAATCCCCTCTACATCTGCGCCAAGCACATTGGATGCACCATGTCGCACATCATGCTCTGGAGTGCGCTTGAGATGTCCGAAGGTGAGAACTACTGGTTGGTTCTTGAGGACGACGTTGTTTTCCGAGATGGGTGGAAAGAGGCAATCGAGCTTGCGCTGAAGGAGGCTCCGCAAGATTGGGACATGATTTTTGCCGGATCATGCTGCTCTGTCGGTCGTGTCGAAGAGAAGGTTGGCCACAACCTGTATCGCTGCCATCCGCTTTGCACTCACGCCTACATTGTTCGACGGAAAGCGTTGAAGCCATTGCTTGAGACGACTGTTGAAATTTCGGCTCACATTGATTTGCTAATTTACTTCAAAACGCGGCATCTTTTGAACTCTTACTCCATCCTACCAAGGGTGGCCGACCAGTTCGAAACTGAGATTCCAGATTGATAGCGAATTAATTATGAAAGACATCATCCGAAGCCTGTCTATTAAAGCTCTCAAGCGATTCGCAAATGGCGGTGATGGCCAAGCGGATCTTCTGAATGAAATTGAGAATCTGAAAACTACGCTTGAGATTCGAACCAAAGAACATGAGGAGCATCTGACCGAGGTCCGCGAGGAACGCGATCATTGGCTTTCTCTCTACGACGAAATCAAATTCGCAGCCGAGTTTCTAATGAGCTACGCAAAAAATGACGTTCCAAAGTTGGCAGAACAAGTTGACTGGGAAGTCGGCAAAATTGTCCTGCCGGAGGAAACCGGAACCTACTACTTCAATCCGGCAATCGTCCAAGATCCTGACGGAAAGATTCTCCTCTTCACCCGACGCTGCCGTAACAAGCGCGAGAAGGACGAGGACGTCTACGTCGAGAAGAACGACATTGTCATCTTCGAACTCAGCCAGAACCTGCGAGCCACCAAGAAAGCACTCGCAACGCTGGTTTCGCATTATCCCAACGAGCAGTTCGAAGACCCTCGCGTCGTCAAGTTCGGCGACAAGTATGGACTAAGCTGCTGCACGTTCGTCCCATTCAAGTCGTACGCGCACCAGGGGATGTTCCTGCTCGATAAGCAGTTCCTAAACGTTGGTCGTTTCGATCCGATCTACGGTAACAACTACGCGCAGGCCATGATCAACGAGGGCCATGAGAAGAACTGGCTCTACTTCGTTCACGACAACGCGCCACACATGGTGTATTCGGCCAATCCACATGTCGTTGTGCGCCTTAATGGGCGTCTTGAGAAGGAAGCCGAGTACGTCACCGACGAGTTCAATCCGCTCTGGAAATTCGGTGAGGTTCGAGGCGGATCAAACCCCATCTACGTCGATGGCCTGTACTGGACCTTCTTCCACAGCTCTTTGCCGTGGATAAACAAGAAGCGTCGCTACTACATGGGGGCGTACGCATTCGAGGCAAAGCCTCCGTTTCGAATCGCTCGCATGACGACGTTGCCAATCCTGACTGGAACCAACCAGCAAGATTGGTGGCCAGGGCTTCCGGCGGTTGTCTTCCCGTGTGGCGCATTCTATGACAGTGCGAAGAACCAATTCGTCGTCTCGTACGGCATCAACGACGTTGATTGCGGCTACATCAAGCTGCCACTCGTTGACATGCTTGAGATTACGAAGGTCATTCGACCGAAGCGCGATGTCGTCAATAAGGAGAACCCAGTCAAACTCGACGAGGTTCTCGATCCGATTCCCCAAAGGCACAAACTGAAACGAAACAAGAAAACAAAGTATGATCAACTGGCTAAGAGGCTCGAAGAAGGAGAGTCCGAAGAACCTGCTGGAGCTGCCTGACATCAATCTGTCCGATTGGCAGACCGATGGCCAACAGGCTGAACTCGCTCAAGTCTTTCAAAATCCTGTCCTTCGCATGGCATTACGCATCGTTGCCGAATCAATGCCGGTTCCGATGCCGTCGCATGGCAGCAAGGAATCGGACATTATTTTCGCTGCCGGTGTAACCGCTGGCTACGCGCATTGTCTTGAAAACCTTCGTAAATTGGCAGTAACTGAAACAGCGAAAGAACCTGAAGCAACATTCGATAAGCAATACTAATAGATTATGGAAGAACCACTGAACTCACCTCTCGTCAACGCCGCGCAACCTCCCGACTTCGGCAGCTCATTCATCGACGCTTTCAAGGCGAGTGGTATTGATGACGCCGCATCAGCTGATGAGTCGGCCAATTCTGCCTCTCGGGTTACGGAAGAGCCGAAGGTGGCAAAGCAGAAGTCGACCAAGCCAGCAGACGCCAAACTCAGCAAGGCCGAGATGGACATCGAGCGGATGTTTGGCACGAAAAAGCAGCAGGCCGAGGCGGCTCCGGCTTCTACGGACGCTGATTCCGATATCCCCGAGACGATCAAGTCAACGAAGGCCGCTGACGCATTCCGCAAGATCAAGGAAGAGAAGGCGCAGCTCGCCAAGCAGCTTGAGGAGCTGAAGTCTGGAAAGACCACCAACCCCAACTTCGAGGAGCAGCTTAAGACATTGCAGCAGGAGCGTGATGCGCTTTCTGAGCGTGTCCGCATCCTTGATGTCGAACGCCACCCCGAGTTCGTTAAGAAGTACGAAGGCAAGATCAACGGCGTCTTTGATTCCGTGAAGAGCCTTGTCGGAACTGATGGCGAGAGGCTCGTTGGCCTACTCAAGTCGCCCGAAAGCGATTATCGCAACTCGCAGATCGACGACATTGTCGAAGGTCTTTCCCCGTCCAAGAAAGCCAAGCTCGGCGCGCTGATTGTTAAGTACGACGAGATTAACGGCGAGAAGGCGTCCGAGATTTCCGAGGCTAAGGCTGATTACGACGCCATTATCTCGAAGTACCAGCAGGACAACGAACAGGGTACAAAGGCTGCATTGGAGTCGGCCACCAAGACTTGGCAGAAGGTGAGCGAGAATGCTCGCGCGCTTGAAATATTCGAGCCGCGTGATGGCGATGAGGAATGGAATGGTGAACTAAACGAGCGTCTGAGCCTAGCGCAGCAGATCTTCAATGGCGAGAACAGCGAAGAAGACCTCGCCAAGGCCGCTCTGTGGGCCGCTGCCGCACCGAAATACCGCGAGCTTCTCTACGCTCAGGTCGAGGTGAATAAGCGTCTCCAAGCCGAACTGTCGAAGTTCCGTGGCAGCGAGCCTGGTGTTAGCTCTAGGGCGACTGGTAGTGGCGGCTCCCGACCGGCTAACACGAATGCCGCGAAGAGCGAGGACTTTGTCGCCAGCGTGATGAAGTCGCTAGGACGCTAACACTCCACGCCAAAACAATTAGCCCCCGATGGTTTCGATTACCGCCGGGGGCTTTTCGCGTTTGAATCATTTACGATACGGACCGCTTCCGCTCGGAACCGGCTTAGGCTGCGGCCTTACCGGAGGCTTAGGGGGAGGCGACTGCTTGTAAGGTCCGCTTCCGCTAGGTCGTGAGACTGACGGCGAACCTTTGTAAGGTGCGTTATGGCTCATTTACTCCTTTGGCAGTGCATACCAGCCTTCATGGATGGTAATGCGGTTCTGACTACGCACCGATTTGCCGCTCGCGTCAACGACCCAAACCTTAGCTTTTACGCTCTGCGCCAGCCTCACCGGCTCCCCGTGCGGGACGTAAATCACTCGGCTCGCGCAGCTCACGCTCATGCTCGCGCACACGATCAAGAAGAGAACGCTTAAGATCCGGTTGTTTCTTGGCGTCTTCATTCGTCGTATCCTGCTTCGTCAGCGCATGAAGCCAGATGACCAGCTTCATCACCAAGTCGGCCAGAAAGTTCATTCAGAATCCGTTGCGTTCTCAATGTTTTGAAGAATGCGTCTGATTGCCTGCTCGGTTCGCCAATCGTCTTCACTCAACATAACGCCTTTGTTTACGGCGTCGTGAACGATGGAAACCGGCGTCTCAATGACAACGCCGACAGTGGCTTTCGCCAGAGATGAAAGCATTCCAAACATAGCTCATTCAGCCTTCGGAGCGTCAGACTTGGCCGACTTTCCCTTGTTGCTGTAAATCGACCAAGCAACGCTGGAAATGCTCACAGCGGCACCGGCAAGTTCGGAAACCTGATCGGCACTGGCCAACCCTTTGGCGACGATGAAACCGCCAGCAGCGGTAAGGATGTGGCGGATAAGAGAGGCGAGATTAGCGTTCATTTGTCGTTCTTGAGTTTTCGATACAGTTCGACCGCTTTCACGGCGCAGGTTAGAAGCGCGGCGAACGCGCCAAGTGCCAATGATGCAGTCTTGAGGTGAGGATCGGAGAATACCGCGTTCCCCAGAATGCCGATGGCCGGACCACCGACGCCTATTGAGATATCTCGAATGAAAGCGTGGTGGTCCGTCATCGTATGCGATTAGTTAGCGGATGGAGCCTGAGCCTTGGCCGCGTCGAGAATAAGATCGTAGAGAGGAAGTCCGGCTTTCACATTGTTGATGTTGCCAGCCTTCATCGCGATTTCGACGAGTTGCAGGAGGATGTTCGCTTGTTCGGCGGTCAGTTCAATTTTAATCATGCCGCCGGAGCATCGGAGACGCTGGCGTCATTGGCAACCAAAACCGGCTCAACCTGAGGCAACATCGGAGGCACGATCATAGCGGGAGGCACCGGCGGCACCCACGGCAGCGGAAGCACCACAACCGGCGGGTCGATCTGGTTTTCGATCTGCGCGGTGACGTTCGCTTCGATGGCCGACTTGTCCACGCCGTTGGCGTAGCACCAACCGAGAACCTGATCCTGCGTCAAATCAGGATAAGGCGTGAAGCTACCAGTCGGCGGAGCGAAGCTGCACGAGCCGTAGCAGGTTCCAGAGAACGATTCCTGCGAGCCGTTGCATCGCCAGTCGGCGGTAATCACAACGTCCGTGTTGGAGCCTTCAGTGGGCTTTACGAGAAGGCGTTCGATGAGCCAGAGGATGGTCATATTATTAGGCGTTCTTCAGAGCGTTGACTTCAGCGGTGAGTTCTTGGATGGCGGCGACGAGAATCGGAACAACCTTAGACAGATCGACCTGCTGCGGCTGAATGCTTCCATCTTCGTTTACAGCGTCTTTTTCACCAGTGACAGCAAGAGGAACACC